CAAGAATAAGATCATCTCTCCTCTGCAGTCTCGCTGCTCTAACTTTGACTTTACTCTGAAGAAGAGTGATGCTCTGGAACTTCAGGGTCAGTTCTTCCTGCGGGTTAAGAAGATCCTGAAGGAGAATGGTGTCACTGCTGAAGACAAGGTTCTGGTCAAACTGATCCAGAAGCATTATCCTGACTGGCGTCGCTGTCTCAACGAACTGCAGCGCCACGCTGCTAGCGGTGAGATCGACAGTGGCATTCTCACCGACGTTGGTGAACTGGATGTATCGCAACTGGTCAAAGCCCTGAAGGGCAAAGAGTTCAACACCGTCCGTCAGTGGGTGGTTGAGAACCTAGATAACGAACCGAACATCATTCTCCGTAAGGTGTATGACGTTCTGAGTACTGTCCTAGTCGGACAGTCAGTGCCTCAACTAGTGCTTATAATAGCGGAGTACCAATACAAGAGCAGCTTCGTCGCTGACCAGGAGATCAACCTCCTTGCTTGTATGACTCAAATTATGGTTGAGTGCCAGTTCAAATGATCCAACGTCACCAAGTCAAGTCCAAGTGGTATTATTACTTCTGGGGCACGTGCACTGTCGCTGTTGTCGCAGGGCAGATGTACGTTGGCGTGGGCTACCGTCAACTATCTGAGGCGGTATGGAATCTTATCGACACCGTTTCAATTATCCGAGAAGCATCTGAAGATGGAAGTAGTTCGTAGTTATCAATGTGAGAACCTCCTTGACCTCGTAGAGACCTATACAGTTGATTGCGACTGGAAGGTTCTTCTGACTGAAGCTAGGACTTGTCTTGGTTTATGGGAATCATCCATTGCCCACAAAGCAACGTCGTCTATGCACGGCAAAGCAGATGAGTGGGATATGTCGATGAGTAAAAACGCATATAATCTCATCTCTCTGTCATCTACGATGCCAGAGTTTTTTAGTTTGTGGAATCAAGTTTTTAAAAACATCAGGAAGTATCCTGGACTTGAAACCAAACCTCTGTGGATTCACGCTTGGATGAATGTCCACCGTGCTGAGCAACTGGGTAAGATGTCACTGGGGTGGCACAACCATAGTTACTGTGGCTATCACGGATTCATTCACCTGAGTCAAAAGGAAACCACTACAGTATTTTCTAATGTAATTCCTCAGTCATTTGAGGAGAGAGACGAGCATACACTTTGGTATTTGGATGCTGAAGATAGAACAAAACATCCGTTGGATGAAACCATCACAGATGTTATTCGTATAGATAACCAGCAAGGTTTACAGTACATCGGTCCTGGACCGTTGATGCATAAAGTAATCCCTGGTGACTATCCTGGAGTTCGTGTTAGTATTGGTTACGATATTATCGACGACCTCAACTGGTTGCCCCTGGAGCAATGTCACTCTGACAAGGGTTTATGTCAATTCTACCCCGTCTTTGAGCGCCAGGAAGATTTGTTTAACACCAAACTAATTCCTATCCCTGTATATGGCTGAGCAAAAGTTCTACACCGTGAGTGCAGACTGGGACGTACTTATGACTGAGTGCGCCAAGGTTCACAATCTGTGGGAAAAACTCATCAAACCTGATGTTCCTCCTGGTTTTGATATGACACTATCAAAGAACAGGTATAACCTTATTACTCTGTCAACACCGTTGCCAGAGTTCTATTATTTGTGGGACCAGGTTTTTAAAAACATCAGATCTTATTACGATTCATCTACTGATCCTTTGTGGATTCACGCCTGGATGAATGTACATCGTAATGAAGATCTAGGAAAAGAATCTCTGGGTTGGCATACCCACGACTATTGTAACTATCACGGCTTCATTCACTTAAGTGACAAAGAAACTGATACTATCTTCAAGAACAATTTGATTGTCAAGAACAAGCGTGGTATGCAGTATCTTGGACCTGGCAATATTGAACATAAAGTATCACCTTGTGGGTTTAGTGGAATCCGTGTTAGTATAGGGTATGATATTCTTGACGATCCCCGTGATGTTCACTTCGATCAAGAGATCTTTGTGCCCATCTTTCCTTCGATATGAAAAAGTTTAAGACACCACTGAGGTATCCTGGAGGTAAGTCCAGAGCTACTAAGATCCTTCTGGATTACATCCCACAAAAGTATGACGCATATACTGAGGGATTTCTTGGTGGTGGATCTATGGCTATCGCTCTAACCAAGGCGAACCCCAACCTCAAGGTGACTGTCAGCGACCTCTACACGCCCCTGTACGCCTTCTGGTTGACTCTTAGGGACCTTGGACCTACCCTGCAAGACCATCTCTTCCAGATCAAGACCTTCCTGAACCGTCACGAAGAAGAGGAAGATCGATTCAAAGCCCACCGTGAGGCATTTGATAAAGCGAAGCAGCAACTCGCTGAGGACAACTGTGGTGTATACCAGCAGGCAGTGAACTTCTATATCTGTAATAAGTGTTCCTTCTCTGGTCTTAGTGAGGGTAGTTCATTTTCTAAGCAAGCATCTAAGCAGAATTTTACTTTCAATGGTATCAACTCTCTTACGTTCTATCACCAGGCTATTGCAAAATGGCAGATCCTTAATGATGATTATGCAGATGTCATTTCCGAGGACGCATTCAACTTTCTTGATCCCCCATATCTGATCAAGGATAATCTCTACGGTCGCAAAGGTGATATGCACAAGCAGTTTGATCACGTGCGTATGGCAGAAACCCTTAAGAATTTCAAGGGAAAGACAATGATCACTTATAATAGTTGCCCTGAAGTGGAGGAACTCTACCCCACATTCAGCAAACTCAAGTGGGATCTGACCTACACAATGCGATCTACAGGCACCTATGGAGCAGACCAAGACAAACGTAAAGAACTTTTATTGGCTAACTATACTGTAGACAATGCTTCAAAGGAGTGGTACATCTGATGGGAAACATTATTGCTCGCGCACAGGGCGGTCGTGCTCAGATTGTAGACACCTCAGCAGGTGTCCTTCAGACCTTCGGGGTCGATGTGCAAACCGCTATCATACAGGGCGGTGAAGTTGTAGTAACTCTAACCAATGGAAAAACTCAAATCTATCGATTCAACGCAAGTGGAAGAACAGTCTTCGGACCAGTCCGAACCTTCTAGTTTTAAACTTCCTTTTGGTGCCACCTGGATTACTAACTGGGCTTACTATCAAGGCGAAGAACGCCTGGGTCAAGTTCGTTTCTTCAAGACACGCTTCGGATTGTATAGCAGTGTCAGTGAGGTTACCCCTACAGGTAAAACTGTCATCACTGGTCTAGATAAAGAAGCAGTAATCGATATGACCTACTGGCATCTCAAGTGGGCAGAGGATGGCTACGACGGCGAACAAGCTGTGTTCGATGGTGTTGTCGGTGGCAAACTCTGATGGAACTTAAGGACTACCTGTACTCGATCAACCAGTCCAAGAAAGACATCTGGGATCCCGACAATCACAAAAACTACCCACCCTTTGTGATCAACCGTTGTCTCTCAGGGCATCTGGACTGCATTCTGCACGCTAATGAGATGAATAAAAACCATCATCTTGAGAAGAAATTGCAATACGATTATTACATAAATACCCTGAGACCAAGGAAGAGGTTTTCTCCTTGGATGAAACAGTCAAAACTTGATGATCTTGACGCTGTTAAAACTTACTATGGATATAGTAATGAAAAGGCACGCCAGGCTCTAGCAATTTTGACCACCTCTCAGATTGCTGAGATAAAAAAACTAATCGATACTGGTGGCAGTAAATGAGTGAAGAATTTGTACAATGGGATGAGCAACAGATGGTTGAAGTTGCTCTAAAGGAACCTGATGATTTCCTTAAAGTGAGAGAGACACTTACCAGGATCGGTGTAGCCTCTCGTAAAGAGAAAAAGATTTATCAGTCTTGCCACATTCTCCATAAACGTGGTAAGTACTACATCGTTCACTTCAAAGAGCTGTTTGCATTGGATGGCAAGCAGACAAATCTGAGCATCAATGATGTTCAACGTCGTAACCGTATTGTTCAACTTCTGGTAGACTGGGGTCTGGTTGACATCACTCCAGAAAGTCTGGTGAAGATTGAGAACGTAGCACCACTCAATCAAATCAAGGTGCTCTCCTTCAAAGAAAAGGGTGAGTGGATACTTGAGTCCAAGTACAATATCGGGAAGAAGAAAACTGCGGAATCTTAATTATGCTTTCTCTAGATCAATTCCGTGACAGGATTGTAACTCCTGAACGGCTTGAAAAACTTTTTGAACTTAACCCTAACCGAAAGGAATACATCGAGAAGATGTCTCCTGACTTTGACTACAGGTACATTGTCATTGAAGACGCTCTGATGAATCCTTATGACGTTAGGGATTTTCTGATTAACGGTGCCTATATGGCAGGCACCAACGATCTAAACCCCACTAAGACTGGTGCTCCTGGTATGCAGCAACCAGTTGCTAACGAGTGGGCTAAACCATATATCCAATACCTTCGTAATCTTCTGTTCCATAAAAAGATTACTACTAAAGATATTACCTGGCACGATTTTCATTGCTACAACAATGTCTTCTGGAAAGGGATGAAGTCTATCGATAGTAACTATCGTCCTCACGTAGACCCAGGTGACTTTGCATTTAATCTGTATCTTACAGATGATATGGTAGATGATGGTACAGCAATGTATTCATTGAACGTCGGTAGTAAAAAGTTTATGGATGTTCGTGAGATGCAAGAGAATGCCGAGTTGCGTTCTTCTACCATCGCATCTATTATGGACATCGACAGAGTTGGTGTCGGGCAACTGGACGACTGGCAATGCTTTAAGGGTGACGATGTTTACAACCTTGAGTGTGTTGTCCCTGGTGCTTTCAACCACATCTCTGGCTATCGTGGTTCTCTATTCCATAGTGCATATTATGATGATCAAAAGTATCCTGATGGACACGTTCGGTTTTCCCTAGTAGCGATGCTCTCAGTTACTAACCCTCCAGCAGGTAAATCATCCTTTATCACTAAAAAATCAGAAGATCCCGAGTACCAAGATGGCAAAAAACAGAGTTAAAATCATTTACGAGGATTGTGATCCTTCTAAGGCAGATGATACATCACTGCCGTACACTGCATACCTCATAGAGTATATGCAAAGTGGTTTTAGGAAGTATGACATCGCTGTTTGTACAAAGACTGTAGACTTGTTTGATTATTATTACGACAAGTATAAGAAAGACTTTGTTAAATTTACTCAGAGTAATGGGAAGTGCAACCCAAAACTCTGGACAGCACCTAAATAGTTCGTCGCCTTTTCGTGCGCGACACGCTACGACGGATTCGCTACCAAAGTAGTAGGGGGGCTTGACGCCCCCTTTTTAATGCTCTATAATTAGCGCATCAAACAAGGGCAGACCTTCGGGTCGTACGCTCTAGGTTTGTGTTCTTTATGGTCCGTAGGACCGCCCCCTATACAATGTCAAAACAAAACTTAAACGAAGTCTTTAACACGGCTCAAAGCAATGCAGACTTTCTGTCTGATCTCTGGAGACCAGAGTGCTGCGATCCCGCTAACTGGGCTTACGTTCCGAGTACATACGGAATTCCTGGAGTAGAACTGGTCGGTGGACCTGGGATGAAACTCTTCTCAGAACTCACCTGCTACGAGAACCCTGGTCGCAAGGAGTTGTCCTCGTCACAGGTTTCTGACCTGGTGGACATCCTTGAAACAGAGGGTATCCGTCCCGACCGAGGTTCAATGGGATACTATGACGTTGACGATGACTCCAACGTCAACAGCATCACCCGCCAACACGCGAGTGCTTCACTGGGTATCCCTGGTTGGATGTTCCAAGGTGTTCGTTTCGAGAACGAACTTGCGAAGCTGCGTTTCGCTAACGCATCTAACTGGGTTGACAAGACCTACAACCGTCAACCCAACCCGAAGGACGTGCAGGCTGCAGTAACTTCTGCTCTCAAAATCCGCGTCACTTACGGTGAAACCGTCGGTAAGAAGTCAGTCAAGGCAGAGATCGAGCTGCAAGGTGCTGGTCTTACTGACAAGCAGAAGTCTTCTCTGCTGAACAAGATCTGGGGAACCTTTGCGTTCAGCGCAGAAGTGAACCACGAGTCTCGTTTCGTTGACCTGAACAACGACACGATGGCGATGCTCTTGGACAAGATCCGTGAGGAGGATGATTGGATCAAGGACTACTGGGACAACGATGATGAGATCACCATCGCTGTGAACGCGAAGTCCTTTGAGGCACGTGTTGGTTCTATCCTTGCTTCTGCTGCTACCGCGACGGAACAGGAGAAGCCTCTGCACATCCTGTTCTCTGTCCCCATCCCCCAAGGGAAGGAGACCCTGGAAGTGAAGCGAATCAAGTTCTTCACGATGCACCTCGCATCGCTTGAGAAGCGCTTGATGGAC